AAAGAAATGGTAGCGGCAACCGCTGGTGAAGGCATTTCAGACAATGATCGGATCACGTTGCCTGATGGTACGACAGGTCCGATTCTTGACATGGCCGGATTCATCGATGCTGGTACGGGGCATCCTATCGCCACAGAAGTGTTTCTAGGATAGCGGCGATGCGATACCCCTGTGGAAACCCCTCGATAACCGAACTCGAAATTCAATACGTGCTTGGCACGTTACGCGCCGGGCGTCTCACGCAAGGCATGAGCGTTGCCCGTTTTGAAGAAGTGCTGGCTGACTACTTGAACGTGGAACACGTTGTAGTGTGTTCGAGTGGAACAGCGGCATTACATTTGGCCTTGGCAGCATTGGAAATCGGTCCCGGCGATGAAGTGTTGGTGCCGGATCTGACGTACGTCGCCACGTTGAATGCAGTGCGGTATCTTGGCGCTACTCCGGTGTTGGTCGATGTTGAGCCTGAGACATGGAACATCGACGCAGAAAAAGCGTTTGCGAAGGTCACGGATCATACAAAAGCGATTCTTCCAGTGCATCTATACGGTGTGCCGTGCAACATGGAAGAAATTTATGCGCTGGCCGATGTCTACGGTCTTGACATCATCGAAGATGCGGCTGAAGGTCTTGGCGGGAATCTTCGTGGTCACGCACTCGGCACACTTGGGAAGTGCGGAACGTTTTCATTCTATGCGAACAAGATCATTACGACCGGTGAAGGCGGTGCAGTTGCTACAAACGATCCGAACGTAGCAGCGACACTTCGATTTTTGCGCGGCCAAGCTGTGTCGTCAACACGTCGCTTCTGGCACGCTGATATCGGCTACAACTACCGATTGACCGATATGCAAGCCGCTATGGGCATTGCACAGATGCAACGCATCAAAGGGTTTGTTTCAGAACGCCAACGTGTGATGCGTCAGTATCAGAACGAGTTGGCTTCGGTGTTGGAGTTTCCGCGTTGCGAAGGCACAGCACCGTGGATGTTCAGCGGACTGTTGCCGAAAGGCACGCCGGTTCATCGAGTGGAAGAGGCACTTGCTGGGCGCGGTATTGAGATTCGTCCGATGTTTGTTCCCATGCATCGATTGCCGATGTATGTCGCACCTGAAACTGAATTTGCTGTAGCGTCATCGATAGAGGCTCGTGGCATTAGCTTGCCTACGTACCCTGAATTGACGAACGCTGATGTCAAATTTATTTCTGACTCTATCAAGGAAGTGCTTGTATGAATGTGACCACTGAACCGGAAGTAGGAATTGATCCGCATTTGGATCTAGTGCGATTTCTTAGAGAACAGGACGAGTTGAGTATGGATAACACAACGAAGCACATGGTTGAGCAAATCGACGCTGCGAAAGTTGGTCGGAGCATCGTGTATCCGCTCGTGGTCATGACGAAGAAGTCAAAGATTTCCATTGGTGATCACTCGCGTGTCGATGATTTTGCAAAACTCGAAGGCGGCAGCGGTCTGACGATTGGTGATCGTGTTCACATTGCGTCATTCGCCCATGTCAACATTGGCGGCGGCGTAACGATCATTAAAGACGGTGCTGCGATGGCATCAGGCGCGAAGACCATTACCGGCGGCAACTTGCCGGATAGCATTTCGTGTTCTGCGGTTGCTGACAAGTTTGAACAGGTGCTTAGTGACGGCGCAGTTATCCTTGAGAAAAACAGCTGCTTGTATGTCGATGCGGTTGTGTACTCCGGTCCCGGTAAAACGGTAGTGATTGGCGAAGGTTCACGTGTGATTGGAAAATCATTCGTGACCAAATCGATCCCGCCCGGTGAGATTTGGGGCGGTGCGCCTGCGAAGTTTATCCGAAAGGTGACACTGTGAATCGTCTCACCGTCGTTTCATTTTTTCGGAACTCACAAGGCGCACAGATCCAACGATTCATGGATCAAGTACAAGTGTTGCGCAACGTATCGATTTACCCTGTGCGTGTTGTTGCTGTGTACGGTGATTGCACGGATGACACTGCGAACGATTTGCTACGTCAGGCGGAACAACGCGATCTTGCATTGACGCTGGTCGAATCCAATCACGGTGGGCCTGTGTTCGGCTCGACTGAATCACTAGATCGTCTGAAGGCACTGAGTCAGATTGGTAATGCGGGTCTTGACGCCATTACGGACGAAGATGCGTTTGTGTTTTACGTCGAAAGCGATCTGATTTGGGATGCAAGCACTGTGCTGCATCTGCTTGAACAAGTGAAGAGACAGCAGACGCCGACTATCGTTGCACCGTTGATTTTTGCGGGTAAGCATTTTTACGACGTGTTCTGTTTCCGAAAGAACGGTGCTCGATTCGGACCGTTCTATCCGTATCACTCAGAACTTGATCACAGCCGCAATGCTGTGACTGAAGTTGACAGTGTTGGTTCTGCGTTCGTGATGCCTGCTGAAATTGCACGTCAATGCCGCATCAGGAATGAAAATGTGCTGCTCGGATTTTGCGAAGACGTGTGGGCGCACGGATTCAAGATCGTGGTTGATCCTTCAGTACAGGTGGATCACCCATGAAAGTATTCGTGAACACTCCACCGGGATTGTCGCGTGCGATGTCGCGTGTCGAACAGGCGTTGATGATCCATGCACCGAAAGAAATTGAATTCGTGCATTCAGCAAAACTTGCTGATGTCGTCTTCTTGCATGTCATCGGGCATCCTGAAACAGCTGACGCTGCGCAGAAACTGAAAGACGCTGGTAAGCAATACGTCATCATTCAGTATTGCCTGCGCACGACGCAGAAACCGAACACACGTGATTGGTTGGACATTTGGCAGGGTGCAAAACTCGTGTGGAGTTACTACGATTTGCATCAGTTGTTCAAACAAGATTGCGGAGAACAAGACGAACCTTCTGACGATTTAAGCGACTATGACGTAGATTTTTATCATTCGCCGCTTGGCGTTGATGCGTCATTCCGCAGATCGTTCGTTGACGAAGATCGTTACATCGACATCATGACTTCAGGGTACGTATCGCATCCATGTGCGGAAGCGATTGAAGAGGCGGCGTACGCGGCCCACTCCCTCGGAAAGTCCATGACGCATTTAGGGCCGGTGCCAGAAGGCTTCGGGCGCACGCTGCCGGGCAACTGGGTTTCGGTCCACGACATCACCGATGACGCCTTGGCCGGGCTGTATCAACGAACGAAATGGGTTTCCGGCCTGCGCCACGGAGAGGGGTTCGAGCTACCGGCTTTAGAGGGGTTGGCGTGCGGGGCAAGGCCGATTTTGTTCGACCGGCCTGAAATGCGGCAGTGGTACGGCGATTACGCCGTGTTCGTACCAGAGTGCCATAGCGAAGAACTTGAACAACATTTAGTCAACGTGTTGAAGACAGACCCGTTGCCTGTAACAGCGTATGAACGTAAACAAATCCACGATTACTTCGATTGGTCGAAGATCATGCATGGATTGTGGCAGGGAGTGTTGTGAAGAAGAATCTTTTGTGGATCGGTGATGCGTGCGTACCGAGTGGGTTTGCTCGTGCGACTCATGAGACGTTGGACGCGATGGACAAGGATTTTAACATCACGGTTCTTGGGTTGAACTACCGTGGTGATCCGTACAACTATCCGTACGACGTGTATGCGGCACAAGCAACAGGCGATTGGGCAGGACTCAACCGTTTGATTTGGATGTGCGATCTAGTCAAGCAAAAGTACGGCAGTCTTGACGTGATTGTCATTCAAAACGATCCGTGGAACATTCCGATGTATACGAAACATCTGAAGCGGTTTCCTGAATACGCAAAGGTTCCTGTTGTCGGGGCGATTGCTGTTGACGGTAAGAACTGCGACGGCATGCAGATGAACGATCTGGCGCTTGGTATTTTTTGGACACAGTTTGGTCTTGACGAAGCACGCGAAGGCGGTTTCAGAAAATCAGCTGCGGTGATTCCGCTCGGCGTTGACTTGAACGTATACAAGCCGATGCCGAAAGAAGAAGCCTTGAAGATTGTCGGTTTGCCGGAAAAATACAAGGACATTTTCATTGTCGGCAACGTGAACCGCAATCAGCCGCGCAAACGTCTTGATCTGACGATTCGTTACTTCGCAAAGTGGGTCAAGGAAAACAACATTTCGCCGGAACAAGCGGCGTTGTTTCTTCATGTGGCTCCGACAGGTGATACAGGCGTCGATCTGAAAGGATTGATGCAGTATTACGGCATCGTTCAGTACTTGTTGTTGGCTACGCCGGAAATGTTTTACGGCAAGTCAGAAGCTGAATTGTGCGCGACATACAACGTGTTCGATCTGCTCGTTTCGACCACGCAAGGCGAAGGCATGGGCCTGACGACAATGGAAGCGATGGCGTGCGGAGTGCCGTGCATCGTTCCTGCGTGGGCGGCTCTTGGTGAATGGGCTGTGAACGCTGCGTATCTCGTACCTTGCACGTCAACAGCAGTTGGACCGCCGTACGTGAACGTCATTGGCGGCATTGCTGATGAAAATTTGTTCGTGGATGCAATCGATCATCTGTATTCCGACAAAGACGCACGCACGTTGTATGCGAAGTCGGGTTTGCTCCGCATGCAAGAAGAAATGTTTCGTTGGTCGAACATCGGCCAACAGTTCAACGATGCTGTGATGGAGTTGCTTCAGTGAGCTATATCAAAGGCGCACGCGAAATGCGTGAGCGTTTGAAAAAAATTGCTGTCAATTATCCGAAGCAGATTTCGGCGGCGTTGTATGTAGAAGCGCAGATTATCATGACTGAGGCAAAAAGACGCTGCCCAGTTGCACCAGACGGCGGTACGTTACGCGCAAGTGGTTTTGTTCATAAGCCTGAATACGGCGGTCAGACGATCATCGGACCGATGGAAAAAACCGCACCCTCGCGTGGAAGTTGGTCAGTCACGATGTCGTTTGGCGGTGCTGCTGATGCGTATGCGTTAGCGGTGCATGAACATCTTTCAGAACATTCGCCGCCATCGTGGGTGGTTGCAGAACTGAGTGGTAGAGGCATCAATTGGAACGCAGCAGGCACAGGGCCGAAGTTTCTTGAGCGTCCGATCAACGATGCCGCACCACGAATGGCTGAGAGAATTGGCAATCGTATCAAAGGGTTCAAAGTCTAATGTCTGTTTTAGCTGAACTCGCACAAAAACTTGTTGGTGATGGTGTTGGTGTGCTTGCCAGCACTATTTTTTATAGCTCATTGGCTATTTTGCCGGATAGCGGCACTCCGCCGTTCATTGTGTTGTTAGAAACGGGCGGAGTTGGCCCCGGTGGATTTCGTGGCGAGGGCGGAAGAATACAAAATCAAGCGGGTGTGTCGTTACAACATCCGACAGTTCAAGTAACCGCAATTGGTGAAGATGAAGCTGCTACACGTGCGTTAGCGAAATTGGCCTACAACTCGTTTGACGGTACGTGGAACGAACTACTAAGTGGTGTGATGTATTTGAGTATCACACCCCGACAAGAACCAACTGATACTGGTCTTGACGACAAAGGACGTATACGAATTACGTTCAATGTTGACACTGAAAAAGAACCATCTTAGGAAGAGGTAACAAGAAATGACACTAGCAAGATCTGCGCACGGAACCCTACTTGCCGTTCAGCTGACGCCGGGCGGTGCTTTTACGAACGTCGCAGAACTCGGAGATTTGGCGCTTCCCGAAACGGATCGCAACGAGTTCGACGCAACGACGCAGGAAAAAGACATCGATGCATGGGTGCTCGGTGTGCTGCGACGTGGCGCATTCACGTTTCCGGTCAATCTGTTGGTCGGCAACAACACGCATGACCATCTGACCGGTATGCAGAAGCTTCAGATCGACAATACGGTGACGGGTTGGAAAGTCACCGTACCGGCAATCGCTGGCGGCGACAGCGGAATCGTGTGGGTCATGAGCGGACAGGTCAAGACCATTACGAAGATGGCTCCGGTCGATGGCAAGTTGGCCGGTGAAATCACGCTGCGCTTTTCGGGCGGCATGTTCGTTGGTGCGACTGCGGTTGGTTAAACAAGTTGAACAGGCTTGGTGCAATGTCGCACCAAGCCTGTTCGATTTCTTGTAGTGAAGGGGATTATCAATGGCTGACGTGAAACCTGTAGGCTCGATGGACGAAATTGCGAATTCGGCTGATGTTGAATTTGCAACTGTCGAGGGGTTCACTAAGGACAAGCCGATTCGAATTGGATCGCTGACTGCTGGTGATTTGATCGAGTGGTCCGAAGCGAACGAAAGTGAGCAGAAGCGTACTGCGGGACTACGATTGATCGTGAAGAGTTTGGTGAACGATCAAGATGTTCGTTACGCGATGGGTTCACCGGAAATCGAAGCAAGAAACATCACCACGCTGCGTGCAAAGAGTCACAAGGTCACGGAACGTATCGTGAAAGAAATTCTGAAACTCAACGGCATGCGGCTCAAGGATGATGCTGAAGCAAAAAAAGACTAAAGCGTTCTGAACGACGCCGATTCGCACATCGTTTAGCGATAAAACTCGGTTACATCAATGTCGGCAAGATGCTCCGTAGTATTACCGCTAAACAGTTCAGAGACTGGGAATTTTACGCAGCCCTCGAACCTTTTGATGAGACGCGGCAAGATTTACGAGCGGCATCGTTAGAAACGCTGTTAGCGAATCTGAATCGTGATCCGAAGAAGCCAGCATACAAGATCGAAGATTTTTTGTTGAGATTCGGTGAACGAGAGAAACAAAGTAATACGCGCGACATACAAATTGCAATTATCAAGGCTGTTGCAAGTTTGTATTCTTCGAACAAAGTAAAAGACGAGGAAGATACGTAATGGACATAGGCACACTTACAGGGACAATCGAGCTAGACGATCTTCTGTCAGGTGTGTTGATGAAGGTCGATGCCAAACTGAAATCAGTTGAAGAAGCTGCAAATCAGAGCATGTCGTTAACAGCTGGCAAGATGACCTTGGCTGTGGCGGCTGGCACGGCATTGGCGAACGTTCTAACGACGATTGCAACGCAAGCTGTGACGTTCGGCACGGACATTATCAAAAATTCGGTCATGGCCGGTGCCGAACTCGCACGTTTGACGAACGTCTCTGTCTTCCTTGGCGAAAAACTCGGCTACAGTAAACGATTCATCGATGACCTGTCTGCATCGATTGAGAAGTCAGGCATCACCGGGCAAGAAGCCCGTAACGCTCTTATCCAACTTGAAAACGCTCACGTCGATCTAGCCAAAGCAAGTGAACTGTCTGCGGCTGCGCAGAACATGGCGGTCATTTCAGGACGTGGCTCGTCCGAAACGTACGGCATGATCATTCGTGCTATCACAACGTTGAATCCGCAGATGATTCGCAATGCCGGGTTCA